GCTCAGACTCCCGCGACCGCAGGTGCGTGTCAAACGTGCGGCTCACCGCTTGACATGCAGAAAGCCGAGCGTGACCCACGGCTTGCTCGCGCGGGTGTGAGCGGCTTCAACAAGCCCAAGCGCACGCCCAACCATCCGAAGAAGAGCCACGTCGTCGTGGCCCGTGAAGGCGGGAAGGTCAAGACCATTCGCTTCGGTCAGCAGGGCGTGTCCGGCTCTCCGAAGAAGCAAGGCGAGTCTGATTCATACCGCAAGCGTCGTGAATCGTTCAAGGCTCGCCACGCCAAGAACATCAAGCGGGGCAAGTTGAGTGCGGCGTATTGGGCTGACAAAGTGAAGTGGTGAAAATGAGTCCAATGGATGCTGCGTGGTATTACATCGTGAAAGCCACGACTACACGGGGTCCGGGTACCGGTATAACCGAAGAAGAAATGGCGCGTAAAACACGTCAAACCACACTCGGAGAACATCACCCGAAGTTTCCTTCACCACATGGTGAAATGACATTGATTCGCAGATTGAGTCCTGAAAGACTTGTGCAAGTGATGGGTGAAGGTGTTAAGCCACTTCCACAAAGCGAACACAACGAATTGTTTGAGTTATCTCAGGCTGAAAATCGTAGGGGCATTAAACGCATTCCTACTGAAGAGGATGGTACGTGGTGGACTTTACCAAATGCGTACGATATGAAACGTGTAGCAACGGAAAGAGGTAGTCCCGCTGACCCTTGGGTTGGTTATCGAGGTGACCCAAGAAAACTTGAGTTCATGTTTCGTGGAAGGCATCAAGCACCTGAAGGGCTGAATGAGGCAATGGTTCTCAGTCAACTTCCGAGAGAACAACTTGTACGACTCTCTCCTATGGACTCCTACTCTCATCAGACGCCCGCATCAATAGCACGGTACTACGGGTTACCTGAAGGAAAGGGGTACACCTACGAACTTACCGACTCGGGTAGGTGGGCTGATACTGTACCGTTTGCCGAGGCGACTAACCCATGACCGTAATTCAGGGCACACGGTATGATGGTGAGCCTGATGCCATCATGACTCACGTACGCAAGCCTGTGTTCGTGGACAACGCCATTCACTATGGGCGACTTAGCGTGCAAAAGAGCGGCAAGCCCAAGGTCACCGTTGAGCAGAACATGACGCGCACGTTGCAAGTCATGCCCGAGCGTGAGTACACGGTCGTGGAGGGGGAGTCAACCGTCCAACTGACGCACAAGAGTGCAGCCGGTCACACGTTCGCAGGCTCGCCGTTCTTTGGTTCTGATGTACTTTCCGACACCAACAAGCCCATGCTGATGTTTAATGGGTCTGATTTTTCGCAGCGACTCATTGGAGATGGTATTTCAACCTCAAGCAACGGGGTGCTTTTTTCGCTCCGCAACATGAAAGGTCGCACGTTAAATGGCATTGGTTTTACCGGCGATTCGGTACGGCTTGGGCAGCCCATCGGCGTAGGTCTGCGCACAAGCGACCTCGCCATCAGACTCGCGGAGAGCGCGACCAACGGTACGACAAGCATCGGCCTGTCCCGACCGCGCAACCTGACCGCATCGTACCGCAACCATAGCACACGCTTCGTCGGTCAAGACTTCACCAACACGAACCTCATGACCGCGCTGCGCTTCCTTGGGCGGCACGATAGCCGCATCATCCTGCTTGACCGGTTCGGCAACCTGTTGTACGTGCCCGTGTCGTTTAGTGAGAGCAACGTCAGCATTGACGAGAACCTGCGCACCGGTACGCAAAGCGAATCACCTGTGGATAACTCGGACAACTCCGTGACGGTGCAGGGCCTACCGTTGGCCCTGAACGACTTGGTGATTGTCACCGTGAGTGATGCTGAAAGTCAGGCTGAGGAAGTGCGCGAAAGCCCCTCACCTGTCATTGACCATACGGTGCGCACTACGAACGCGGCACGGCGCGTGGCGCGTCAAATCCTCAAGGGTCAGGCCTTGAGCAAGGGTGCCATCACGTCTTCGGGACACCTCGACCTCACGTACATGCGCCCCGGCATGGTCATCAAGTACGGTGGGGATAACAAGGTCATCACCGAAGTCATCCATCACCCGCTTGAGGCCACAAGCGACCTGACGCTGCTGAACATTGAAACGGGTCTTGAGGGAGTGTTGCAGGGCATCGGAGAGTCCTCGACAGTCATGAGCAACAACGAGAGTCCTTCGACGTACGTGCAGCGCGTAGGTCACAACCTGTCGTTCTTTGGTGAAGTGGACCTCATCGTGACGACAACAATTACGAGTCGAAGGGTGAACAACACGGCTATCCTCATCGGCGGCGTTAAAGGCACCCGTACACGTGGTAAAATTGGTGGCAACGGTTTGTCCATCGGCATGACCAAGGGACCGACGGAGGAAGTGTGATGCCTGTCTCCAACCACCTGCGCCGTCTGCTGATTGAGACGGTGGCGGCGAACATCAACGAGGTGACGCTCGGCTTTGATGGTACGCCCGCAACGAGTGACGACGGTTCAGCAGGCCGACCCGCCATCACGCTCGTACCTGCGGTAACCATCGTTGACGATTCTTCAGTCCTAATTGAAGCAACCGTGCCCTTTGACGAATCGTTCAGCGAGTCGCTGCGCGAAGTGTACGTGCAGATGCGCGACACCGACGACTTCCTTCCGGTGGCACGATTCAACATTGCACCCTTCACGAAAAATGGGTCCAATGAAATGAAGATTCAGATTGTTATAGAGGTGGAATGATGTTGCCGATGGATGCTGCTTGGGCTTTTCTCAAAGCCCCTGTGTATGACACAGGCATCCCCGGCATCAAGTTCGTAACTCAAGGTGATGAAGATTGGACACAAGACAAAAATCTTCACGGTGGTCTTCCGGGTGCATTCATAGCCGAAGGAGCGTCTTTTGGTCCTGAAGAAAGAGAAATACCACATGAAGCAGAACTTGAAAGAGATGCTGAGGTTGTTCACATGACTCCAAACGATTTCCTTCAAGAAACAGGAACAGATGATATGGGTAACTACGAGCATTATGTCAATCTCATGAGAAGGGCCATGGGTGGGGAAGACATGCGATTTGTGATGCCAAGAGCCGATTGGGAGTTCACAGACAGTCCTGTGGGGCATGATGGGCGTCATAGAATGGCAGCGTTGGCTGCACTTGGGCATGGTACAACCCCTGTACCGGTGTACAGGAACTTTTGAGGTGGAATGATGAAGCCAATGGAAGCGGCTTGGGCGTTACTTAAGCGTCAAACCACACTTGGTGAGTTTCACCCTGATTTCCCAAGCCCCTATGGTGAAGTCAATTACTACCATGGAACTCCAAGTACAGATAGAGTTTCATTCATGCGCACGGGTATTGAGCCGAGGCTAACCTTTGTGGACCGTGGTAAAAGGGGCAAAGCGGCATTTGTTACTGATGACCCTATGACCGCAAGAGCCTATGCAGGCGGTGATATACGTACTGATGATTTTACACCGGGTATGATGATTGGTGTTAGGGGTGAGCCGGAGGGATTAGTAGGCGGTGAACAAGGTTACTTTCACACGCCTCAAGGCATACCCCCTGAAAGATTGGTGATGTTACCTAAGTCCTATCACGACTTAAGACCGGACAGGAAAATGATGGAAGAAATGAATGCATTGATTGCTGCCAACCCTGCGGAGTACGGATTTTTTTGAGGTGAAACAATGACAGGCAACCCACTTTCAGGCCACACGAAGGCCAACTTGACGCTGACCGGCACGGCTACCGCCGTTGATGGGCTGACGGACGGGGACCATATCCTCAGTCCGACCATGACGAACTACCTTGAGGGAATCCACGGTAACGGGATTCTGCTTGAAGAGGACACCGCGTACGGCGATAGCGACCGTGACGTGCCTGAGAACTTGCCCGGTACGTGCGACCAAGTGACGAACACGTACACGTTCCGCGTCACGGGCGGTACGGCCATCCTTGACGGCGTATTGTACTCCTTTGCAGGCGGTCACGGCGGTAGCATTGATGTTCCTATCACCACCACAAGCGTACACAAGACAGGCTCGCCTACGGCCCTTACATCGGGTCAGGAAGCCCTCGTTGTGGTGTACGTCTCATCAGACGGTGGTACGCCCGACAATGTGTATTGGGAGATGGGTACGCCTGTCACCACGGCAAGCAACACCTACCCAACCTCACCGTCTGCATTCCTCAACGCACCCGGCTCGCTGACGAACAAGAACACCTGCGTCCTTGCTACGCTGCGCGTCGTGTACAACGGCGCAGGCGGCGACCTCAAGATGGAGATTGAGGAATGCAACGACAAGCGTGTGTTCGCTCGTCCGTCACCAATTTACTTCACTCCTGTTACAAGTGGCTCGGTTGCTGCTACCAACGCAGTTACCGACATTGATACGGTACACTCCGGCGACGAAGCGGGTGACTTGGCGGGTAGCCGCATGGGTGCGCTATGGCAATCGTACAACGCTGACGGCGATTCACTCCTATACTACTCAGCCAAGGATAGCGGGGGTACGCGCCATACGCATGTGCTTGGGCCATCGGGCATCAAGTCCCTGACGCCAAGCACCACCACGACGTTCACGTTCAATGAGAGTAATGTATTCGTCATCACGCCCACGGCCCCTCATCAGTTCAACCCGACCGGCACGTTCCCTGCGGGCCACACGGTCTTCGTGAGCAACCACGCAGCCCACGGCACCAACTCCATCACCTTTGACAACGGTGGGCTTGGTGCGGTGTTGGACGGCAAGGAGGCCGGTGTCTTCGTGTACGACGGCACCAATTGGCAAAGCGTCATCTTCGCAAGCGGTGCTGTGTCGCCCAACGCACACGGCGGCTCAGGCTACGTGCAGTTGTCTGACGGTGTAGGTGGGTTCACAAGCGATGCAAACCTTACGTGGGCCTCAAGTCCTGCTGCGCTTACCATCAACGGCAAACTCAACGTGAGCGGCCTCATTGACCCAACCGGTTTGGTCATTGACGAGAAAGCCAACGTCGCGGCCACGGGTCACACCACCGCAGCAGGCAAAGGTTTGCTATGGGTCAAAAGCGATGCACCGAACCGCCTTTATTTCACAGACGATGCAGGGACCGACAAGAAGGTGATTCACGCTACGGATAGCGTCACCGAACTCAGCGACGTGACCAACGCAGGCTCAGGTGCTATCATCACGGTTAGTGAACGTAATTTGATTGCTTCTGCACTTCAGGCTGAAATAAATGACTTGACCGCTCATGTGGTGTGGGCCAACGTACCGGACGCCAACATCACACAGTCGTCCGTTACGCAGCATCAAGGTGCGCTGACTGTTGACGATAGCCAAGTGACCGCTGCGGTAAGTGCAGCGAACTACACGCCCTCAGCAGCCACCGTTGAAGGCCACCTGAGCGGCATTGACACCGCGCTTGCAAGTGCGGGCGCGGTTACTTCGGTGAACACGCAAACGGGCGCGGTAGTACTCGACGCTGACGATTTGGCCGATGGCTCGACCAACGTGATGATGACTTCTGCCGAGCGTACAAAATTGACAGGCATCGAAACATCAGCGACGGCAGACCAAGACGCCGACGAAGTGCCTGTG